TTTGATCTATCGCAGGATGTTTGTGATCGGTGACAGGAATCTCTGCCCATAGGTCTAGCAAATATTTACTGTACTGCCAATCGTCCCTTTGATTCACAGGTACACAAGCCTTGGGCCCAAATAGGATGTCATGGCTTTCGTTGTGAATGGTATCTCCTGCTTCACTTGATCCGGTGTTTATTGCCACACAGTTGCCAGCAGTTAGTTCTTCTTTGATTAGGAACTTGGAAAAAAGTTGTCGATGCATACGATGGGTAAAATTCATGTGTAGAAACTTGTACTGGATGTCACCTAAGTTGCTGTTCCCAAAGTCATTTTTGTTTTGTAGTTCCAAGATATCATCGTTGGCAAAAGGTAGGTCAACATTGTATTTTATAAAATTCCAACCATAATAATTTTGATTCAGCACATCTAATTCATTCTGGTACTCGTTGCCAAAGCATGGCACGAAGAAATCTGTATTAAAAATTTGTGTTTGTCTCAATAATTCTACAAGTTTATTCCATTGAGTGCTTATAGACGAGCCCTCATCATACCACTGTGGTTCGCTCATTGACAGGAATATGCATTTCTTTTTTTGTACGTTATGCTTCTGCTTAATTGACTCTAACTCGTCTATGGACATCACTTCTAAACTCAGTAGAAATATTTGATCGTAGTATTTGGCGTGGTTAGATTTAATGAAATCACTGAATACCAATTTATCATAAATGTTGTGTTTGTACTCGTACATGCTGTCCTATATCTGTTTACGGTTTGACGAAACATCTGATGTTGCATTGACTTTTTTTGTGTACCTACTGATAGATGCCATCATCAAATTTCTGTTGTGGGATAGTTTATCTTGGCATTTTAAAACATTTTCCTTGATTTCGTCTAACGATCTGGCGTTTATGTCTTTGACCAATTCAAATATTGATTCCATCCTGGAAGAGGGATCTATGATGTTATCGTATGATTCGTCAAACATGTCATTGAACGTCTTGTAACCCTTCTGCTTGAGAGCTCGGAGACTGCCATGTTCTCCTATGATGATGAACGGCCTGTTCGACAACAGGGCACTCACAGTCTTCTCACTGAAGTATGGGCTGGGATGGTTGAACATTGTCTCGCTCACAATGTAAACACCGGCTTTTTTTAAAAAGCCATAGTGACACAAGTAAAAATGGTTATCAATTGATGTATTACTGACCTTTTTTAAAGGCGTGTCTCGCCATAAATTTTTTAAGTTCTTGTTAAGGTGCCAATCATCGTTCTGATCTACAGATATGCATCTAGGTCTAGAGGAATTAGTCGTTTTGCTAGTTCGTGCCCTATCTTCTAAGTTGATCGCCACGCAGTTGGTGTCGATTAGATTTTCTCTGATCAGGAACTTGGAAAAAAGTTGTCGATGCATCCGGTGTGTGAAATTCATGTGTAGAAACTTGTATTGCACTTTATCTACATGTATATCTTGCTCAACATTTGAGTTTGTAATTGATGTAAAATCATTGTGGCACCATGGAAAGGCAACATTGTACGGCATGAAGTTCCAACCAAAATAGTTTTTGTTCATTATTTTGAAATCCTGTTGGTGATCACTTCCAAAAAATGGAACATAGAAGTCGGCGTTGTATATGCCAATTTTCCTGCATAGGCCCATGAACACTTTAAACTGTTGGCTGACTGAGTCACCCTCGTCGTACCAATGGGGTTCGTCGATGTGTATTAATATACACTTGAGTTTATCACCAGATTTCTTTTTTATTTCCTCTAAGTCCTGTTCTGAAAAATCTTCGAATAGTATTTGATGCACCATGTCATAGCAATTAGCCTGAGGTGACCGCAGGAAGTCTTTGTAAATTAAATCAAAATAAATTCCAAGGTCATGCATTTTCTAGTCTCGCATTGAAAGGCTCAACGTAAAGTTGTGCCTGCTCACTGATCCTATTCAAATCGTACTTGCCACAGAACCTCATGAATCTGATTCCAACTTGATCAATGCTTTTGTTCTCTGTCTTGGCCTGTGCGATTGTTTGATCAAGTTCTTCCACTATGGCCTCTGGCTGTGCGTGTAGATCTACCAGTGATCTGTTTCTCTCATAGTCTTCCATTACTCTGTGCTCGTTGCCATCATGGTCCACCCATTTGCTCAACATCAGGTTGTTCCATGTGTATCCTTTCTCTTTACGATCTGCGAATGCTTCTTGTAGTCCTATCTTGTTCTTTGTGCCCTTTGTACGCACACCAGGGTAAGCACTGAATATGTTATCGCTTGGGTCACCTCTCATGGCCTTCTCAAACACAAGCCATTCCGTGTCAGGTGCAGGCTTGGGTGCTTTTAATTTTTTATCTATAACAGGATTGCCCTTGCTATCAAACCAACCCTCGTGTGTCATTGTTGTTTCATTGACCCCATTGTATTGCTTTACTTTAGGTGTAATCAATTGATTCAGATCCTTGTCCGTGCTGATGATAACATGGTTTTGTTCAGGATGTTTGTCTATCCAACGTGCGATGAGATCATCTGCTTCTGTTCTGCCATTTCTTAGAACTGTTGCATTTGTTTTCGTCTTTACAAAGTCAACAAAGTCATCATACACTTCCCAGAACACTTCATTCTCTTCCTTTTCTTTCTCGGTCATGGCATCTGCCATCTCTTTACGATTACGTTTGTATGGAGCATACATATCTTTCCTGAATGATCTACCCTCTAGGCAAAATACAACATGTGTGCCGCCAAAGTCTTGCCAGGCTTTTTTAATTGAATTCATCATGATGTGAATGGCCATACCAACCTTCTCGGAGGTGTCGCCTCTGATTACGTGTCTAGCTCTAAAGAATGTGTTTGCTGTGTCTACTAGGATGTGTGTCATTACGACACCTCAGTTTTTCCGTCATCTCTTCTAGTCATCTTTACATAGCCCGAAGCATTAACGTCTAAGCCTTGCTCGTTGCCAATAGTCTGACATAGTGTTTGGAACCACTTGTCGACAATCTCTTCTTCGCTCTCGCCTTGATATCCAGATTGTTTCAACATATTTACAAACTCAGGATTCCAGTCTAGCTCAAAGAAACCATTCCTAGGATTCTCAGGATTAACATTTAGATTAAGAACTTTTACAATTGGCTCTTCACTTTTCTTAGAACCTTTTTTTAGTTTTTTCTTAATAGTTGTCTTTGCTGTTTTCTTTACCTTCATATGTATATTTTACTTTATTTTTCCAGATTAGTCAACTTCTTTCTAAATATAAAGTATTTCCTTTGGTTAGTGTCGTCTCTAATATCCAATATATCCAAATTAAACATATTGGAAAGTTCTATGATAAAAGGAACATTCCATCCAAAGAACTCTATCCAGTATGCTTCTGGCTTGTCGTGTTGCACACCTGGGTTTACCCTGAAGAACATGATACCACTGTCTGCCAGCAGATGCACACATCTCGATACCTCTGCAATGATCTTGTCTCTGTTACCAAAGTTCACCGAACCAAGACACAATATCGCATCAAACTTCTGATTTGTCTTGTATTCCAGTGTGCTAACTTTAAGGTCTGCTTCATCGTTGTATGGATCTATTCCTATCAAATTATCTATTTTGCCCTTAAACTCATTGTACCCACACCCAACATCAAGCACTGCCCTAGGCTTAAGATTGTTGACTTCGTCTATCAGTGCAAGTCCAGAGTACTTCCATTTCTTCATGTCGTTCTGCCAGTATTTGGAGAAGTATTTGTTTAGGCAGGCGTCGTCTATTACTTGTACGTATTGTTCTATGGTGTCACATCTCTTAACTTCCACCCCAAATGTTTCTTTGATGTAGGGTTGTGTTATCTTGTTTAGGTCGTTTTGGCTGTGTACTAGCAGTTTTGCGAATATCTTTTTATTCATACTGTTATATTATATAATAGTAGCAAGAAAGTCTATATATTTTTTTTTATCGGCTTTGACAATATCTGTCTAGTCTCATCAGTCATGACACCTGTAATTACCAACATGGGCCTAGGCTTGTTGCTGGCGTTTGCTGTTGAGTGTGGTAGGTTCTGCCAATCAAATTTGTGTATGTCTCCTGTCCGCCATCTGTCGAACTGTTCGTTACCGTACATTATGAATTGTCCTGGTTCCCAATCCTGCAACATTACCATTATACGAACAACATTATTAGGGTTGGCATCTAGATCATACAATTTGTCTATGTGCGTGTTCAATACTTCTCCAGTGAACTGTATGTGTAGTTTAGATTTTGTAGAAGTCATTGCAAAGTAGTCTGTCATTCTTTGCAGTGTTGGACATTTAGTGAAGTCTGCTAGTCCTCTGTATATTGTCATCTTGGGATCTGCACCTGCTGTCTTTAGATCATTCTCTTCTGCTTCGACATTGATGTTGGTGTTTTCTCTGCCTGTACCTTCTCTACGGTTGCCCCAGTTCAGAGGTTTGCCATCTTCTATCACTGCTTGTAGTTCTGTCTGCCATCCACCTGTAAACTTGCCCAGGTGTTCAACACATTCTGTGTCCTTGTGCCATTTGTTGAAGTGGTAGTTGCTTCTTAATTTTGCGTCTTCCCAATTACTTGTAGACATATACCTTGATATCCTTGTTCGTGTAGTTGTGTGTATGTATGCTGTCTCTGGGACCTGGTTCTTTTATTCCTAGGACCCGGCACAGGTCAAAATTGTCCACGGGACAGGTTATCCTGTTTAGGTTTTGCTGTATGAACCGTGTGATGTCTGTGTTTTCATCCTGTATGTGCGTCCACATCTTGTCCAAGTTCTCGAAGTTTTGGTAGTTGGGATATGTTATGCTGAACTCCCCACACAGTTTCCACCAGTCATAACATTCCATGTTGCTCCTGCGGACCAGCACGATGGGGTGTCCCAGCGTCTTCAGTTCGTCCAGTTGGTGTGCGAACGTGTGTGACTTGATGATCCTCCGGCCCGTGCCCGAGAATGGCTTGTCCCATTCGTCTCGACCGTTGTCGTACTCCATACCTGGATCCCAATAGGCTCCTGTATGCATAAGATGTTTGCGTCCAGGGGTATCGGCATCGTGGTAGTAGGTCCTTGCCTCGGAGTAGTCTGTGTGATCTATGTCATCACTCCAGTAGATGTTCTTGACAACACTACTCCACTTTGATCCCGGTGCTCCTGTAAACAAAATATACATCTACTTGGTCAACTCTTCCTTGTAGATGGCATTGTAGCCCAATTGATTCTTTCCAAAATCAGATAGTGTTTTCAATGCACCAGGTGTGATGAATGACTTCAGTGTTCTCACTGCGGCATCACCTTCCTCACCTGTTCTCCACTCGTACTTGCCCACTTTCTTTTCGATAGCGGCAACTGACTCTGGATCTTTAATCATCTTGTCCAGTGCGTCAACAAGTTTTTGTTTGTTTGGATTGCCTGCGTTCACCCAGAATGCTTTCTGTAATGCATCTCTCCAACTCTTTACAAGTTTGTATGCATCATAGAAGTCACCACTTGGTGCAACGCCATATGTAGATTCCAAGTGTAGGCATCACCTTTCTTGATCACAGGCATCACGTGTTTCTTGTATGCGGCAGGGTTCTCCCTTGTAGCATTCAAGTCACCTCTGATGAATGCAAGTCTTCTCTCTGAGCCTTTCATTCCTTTTACCCAAATGATCTTGTCTTCAAATGTTTTGATTGGATCACCGTTGGGACCTGTAAGCAACATAACGATTGCCATAATCTCTGGGGTCATTCCAGATCCTGACGGAAACTGTATTGGGCCATTTGTGGTGTCTGCTTTATTCCTCGCACCAACAATGATGTTGAGATTCATGTGTCCCACTGATTCCCAGTCAAAGTAGTTGTAATCAACTGGCTCAGTAAGATATGATATACCGTTACCGCCATGTGATACAAGTATAGTCTTGTTGTTGAATCTAAGTTCATTTTGGAACTCGTTTGGCCCCAGTTGATCTCTTGCACCTGGCTTGTATATCAAGTTAATCTTCTCACCTAGGTGTTTCTCCCATTCTGCTACAACTATCTGTGCCCACACAGAAGTTCCACCAGATGGTTTTTGTGGCACGATTAAATTGTAATCTGCCAATGCTGTTGTTGTTATTAAGAACAAGGCCATTATTGTTTTCTTAAGCATAGTCTAGTTTACTCCGTTTTGTTAATCCCCAATACAGTAAAAGTATAACACAGATCATTATGCAAATAAAGATCGGTCTCGTGACTAAATCATTTACCGTGTGGAGTGTTGTTAGTTGATAAGTGAGGCTATATATTCGATCACTTAATAGATATCCAATAAGCAGTGCTGGCCTGCTCACTTGGAATTTTTTACATAGTAGTCCCATGATTGAGAACACTAATAGCACTGCAAGGTCTTCCCACCCGCCTGTGTATTGCAAGGTCGCCCAAACTATCACAGCAAGTATGAAAGGAAAGTAATACACATATGGTACTCTTGTAACCCACCCCGCGAAATATGCCAGTCCATAACAGATGACAGCAGTTATGATTGTTCCTATTAAAAAAGCAAATGTCATGCTGTCAAATAATCTGTCGTCGTAAAATGTATCAGGTGAACCTAGGTCAATGCCCAGGTATAAAAATAGTCCCATCAGTATCGCGGCGAAACTTGCACCTGGGATTCCAAACAGCACAGTTGGAATAAACGATGCGGCCTTCTGTGCGTTGTTGGCACCTTCGGCACCTATCACGCCTTTGACGTTGCCCACACCAAACTTCTCTTTGGGATTGGCCGCCACCGTGGCACCGTATGCCAGCCAGTCTGCCATTGCACCACCCAGTCCAGGTAGCAGTCCTATGAAAGAACCTATGGCTCCTCCCCTGATGCTATCCTTCCAACATCTAATAGTATCTTTTACACCTTGTTTTAGATCTTGCCAACTGCCGTGTTCTGCTTTGATTGTTGTAGTCTTCTTTCTGTTGAACCATCCATTCCAAAGTTCTGGTATTGCGAACAGTCCTGCAACATAAGGCAGTATTTGTATACCATCTTCTAAATATCTCCAACCCATTGTGAAACGTGGAACGTTGTTTACATCAACTCCTACCAGACCTATGGTGACTCCTAATGCTATCGCCAACGCACTCCTGAAATATTTCCTAGTGGATACAAAGCCCACAGTCACAAATGCTAGTAGTACCAATGCCCATAACTCTGGTATGCCCATGTACATGACAACCTTGGTGTACCATGGCAAGAATAAAAATGTAAGTGATCCAAAGAACAAACCATTCGCTGTGCTTGATGTTATCGCGGCACTCAATGCCCGTGTCGCCTCACCGTTCTTGGCCATTGGGAATCCGTCAACCATTGTTGCCGCCGCAGAGTTGGCCCCGGGTATGCCTAATAGCACACCACTGAAAGAATCACCGGTTGTTGAGGATGCCACGACTGCCACACAAAAGATCACACCCAGGTAGGGGTCGCCCACAAAGTAGGGCATGAATCCAAATAGTGTGATTAGTCCTGTCGTTGCTCCCGCGGCTGGTATTAGGCCAATGATCAAGCCGTACACAATACCTGCCAATAATATAACAAGTTCCATATCAATAATTTTTGGGGGTTAATGCTGTGAACTTCTCTGGGAGCGTTACAACAAAATATAATGTACTTATGTGCAATCCTATGTGCCTATTGCATTACCGAACAGGTATACGTGTACTCTGGCCGCCACGTTGTACCCTCTTTTGAATGCCTCTTCTGCCACTTTACCAGCACCTGCTGTTTGTTCTTCTTCTCTTGCTCCTACAGGCATTATCCATACTGGCCAATCTACACCAGCCTCTCTGAATTTTCTCACTGTGTTTTCTAGTTCTTCCCATTGTCGTCTTTCATCTCCCACAACAAATTTCAGTTGTCCTCTGTCCGAACACTCCTTATATTCTGCTACGTTCTCAGGTTTGATTGCCTTCTCTGTCTTCTCCCCTGACACTGTGAATAGTTTGGGACTCACACTAAAGAATATCTCTTCCGGAATATTTTTTACCCACTGTTTGAATGGTTCAGTAAGTTTTTGTGTGCCGTTTGTTTCATATGTCATTGAACTTGGCAAGTTTGCTCTCTTTTCCAATGCCTTGTATATGCCCATGCTGGCGGCCTGCCCTGTAATCATCAGTGGTTCTCCGCCTGTGAAACACAGGTGTTGGTGTTGTCGTGAGTTTGGATGTAGGAACAATCCATTTGCGTTTGTGTCAGTCTTGAGTATGTCTACGATCTTGTCCGCCATCACAGTAGGAGTCTCGTGTCCCATCAATTTCTTGAACTTCTTTGCCCAAGTGTAACTGGCAACCCTCTTTACACTGTCGACGTCAAAGTCTTCAAACGGTAGATCATACGTGTCCGGATTGGTTGGATCCACTTGTCCGAATCCGCTACACTGTAAATTGCACAAGAAGAATCTTATCCATGCAGTGGGCACACCCGTGTAGTGTCCTTCACCTTGTATGCTGTGAAATATCTCTGAATAGTAATATTTTTTTTCTATTTCTTTTTCCATAGGTCCGGATCTATATCTTTTGTTGCCTTGACTATATCATCCATTGTAAACTGTTCTTGCTTTTCTGTCAACTTTGGTTTATTTAGGTCGTCTGGGAAATCTCGGTAAAGGAAATGTTGTATAGTTTCAACATCCACATATTGGTTGAAACCTACGTGTACTTTGTCAACATCCTTGTCTGCTATGGTTATTGTCATGGCGTCGTCGAGTGCCTGCATGTTTACAAACTCCATGTCTATCCTGAACTCAGGCATGTCCATTGATCTAAAACCTAGTTTCATTCTCGTGATTCTGTACGTAATCATCTTGTTGTGTTCAACAAGTTTATCAAGGAACAGACTCATTTTGGCAACAAAATCATGTGCTGTAATATTTTTTTTGTGGTCTGCGTATATAGTATATATGTTAGCCAAAATAATCCTCCTGTGTGCCTTCCCTATACAAATCTTGTGTGATACAGTGTATGCCGCCATCCCAGAAGTACCTGTGTCGAAAGTTGAAAACAATAGGCTCGACTTTGTGTTTTTTAAAATGGTCAAAAACTGTTTTGTTGTAATTGTTGCATATAATCGTGTTTTGATCAATAGAAAGCATGTTCACATCAAACACTGTCTCTTCTACATACCCAACCCAGTCCTTCAACCAGGTGTTTACAAATTGTATTAATTGGTCATTGTGTTCTTCACCGTTGAGCCACCACTGTCCACCCACTTTGTCCTTCATCTTCAAAAAAGGACTTACCTTGTCCCATGATTGATCGGGTAGGTAGAGGACGTCCCATCCTGGAAAGTTTTCCTCGTATTTCTGTATTTCTTTCAAAGATACGATGCAACCTGGTTTAACCACACAAAATACTCCGTCGCTGTGATATCCCCTATCCGAAATGTGTACTCTGAATCCTTCATCTCTCCATTTTTGGGCATACTTGTTCATTATTTGTTTTGGTACTTCAGAATGTATGTCCCACCATAAATCTTTACCAACACGACAGATAGAAGCCGTAGAAATGACAGGAGGAGTATTATCTATCCTTAAATTTTTTCTAGGAACTCTTTTTAATACATCAGTATAGCCGTCGATAGGTCCACACACAGCATAAAGTGTTTCTCCGATTACTGCGAAATGATCTCTTGGATTTACTGGAGGCCTAAATATATTTTTAAGTGATCCTACTTTGTTAATATCTAAAAAACTTCTATATGTTTTTACACCTGCGTCTTTTAATATTTTTTCAAGTGTTTGATAATCCTCTTCTGTTTCATCTGCAATACGTTTGAGAGGATCCATGATCTTGTTGTTCTTGTATATAGGTAGGTCATGAAACCATTCTGCTTGAAATCCGGATCCAATCCAACAGTGTTTTAATGGATCGAAAGTTGCGTAACCTTTGATAGGTATTTTATTTTCTTGATTTGTCATTTTTTTTATCAAGCCTTACTACGTTGCCTGTCTGTAAATGACCCACAGATTCTCTTTGTATATCGTTGTGTCTGAATTCCGCCCAATACAACTCAAACGCAACACCATCTTCTAATCCCTCGAAAGAGTGATATAGTCCTGGCTTCACTGCTGTGTAGTCACCGGCTTTAAGTATGGTCTCGTCTACTAGGTCGTAGTCCTTCTGCCACACACGGATCTTCATCTCGCCTGACATCACGTAGAAACCATTCCATTTGTATTCGTGTTTGTGTTTTGAACACGTGCCACCTTTCACAAAATCTATCCTGTGAAATTCACAAGAACCGTTCGCTTCGATTAGTTCTGTTGATCCCCAAATTTTTCCTGCTTTGTTTCCCATGATGTTTTTATTATAAATGTATTTAGATGTTTTGTCAATGGGGGAAATAAATCCCCCATTGATTCTAAAGTAGTGTGAATGCCACGACAGCCGTAACCGCTAGTACTACTGCTAGTATACCGGCGCCTGTGTAGACTTTGTTCATCATACTATTTCAGTTTGTAACTTTTTTGTAGTCTGTTCAGTAAAATACCATATGCTGGTAGGAATACTAACAAGCCGACTGCAATTTTAATTACAACTTGAGATCCTGCGATCTCCATCCAGTTTGCCGCCATGTACTCGTCTGCACTGTTGTTGAATGCAACAGCAAAGAAAGTGTAAGTGTCAATGATGTTAGCCGCGATAGTTGATACCGCTGGTGCCAACCACCAATTGTTCTTGAACCCTTCTCTGATGTATTGGAATACATACACGTCAAGCATAGTACCAATTGCATAAGCAGTGGCACTTGCGAAACCAATTCTTACTGCGACCGATCCCGGTGCTCCTTCTGCCAAGACAACTGCAATGGATCCGATTATTGCTAATGGATAGGCCGCCGCGATTGTTTGTCTTGCTATTGTTTTGCCCAGTAGCCTGACAGTCAAGTCAGTTGCTATTACTACTAATGGGAATGTGAATGCCGCCCACGTCAATTTCACACCGAATATCTCTACCGGTATAGCCACTAACGCATTTGAAACAGTGATCACTATCACGTGAAGTGCCACTAATTTCAACAGCATTGATTTGTCTACGTTTTTGAACATTTAATCTCCTATAGGTTTTTTAATGTTACCTTAATTGTACAGGATTTACCATGGATGTGTCAAACACTGAAACAAGATTTTTTACAGTGATACAACTTTTACGTTACTTGAATACTGTGGCGGCCGTGTTTTAACGTTTTGTAGGATATTGAAGGTTTCATCGTACTCAAAGATACTTGGATCAAAATTCCATTTGATTGGTCTTCCATCTCGCATGTTCTTTTTGCAAGGGTGCAAAAAATAAGTGTTGAATTTTTTGATTAAGGGCACATCTAATTGTTTGACCCCGCCGTGCCATGTTGCACTGGTCAAATTACCATTTTCAAGCACAGCATCAGTGCCTGGCCATTCTACGGCGTTGTCGTTGTCTCTGTCGATTGGATCCGCTCCTGCTTCTGTGTGC